GGTGCGACAGTTGAAACTATTTTAAACCCTAACGAGCATTTCCGCAAACCTAAAACCAAGAATGGTCGTGTGTGGAAAACTGGTGAGGTGAAATCCGCCGATATAAAAACGCCTTCGATGTCTAAGAATAATAAGATGACGAAGTCCGGCCTTACTGTTGCGGAGGCCGCTGCAAATAATAGATCGCGACAAATTCGCCAGGCTCGTGCTCGGCGTAATAATAAACTGAGGCGCCTTGGGCAAGTACCACCGGCTCCGAAACCAAAGCGTGGTCGATTTGGTGGTCCTGGGAAACGCGGTGTAGGCCGTCTACCCATGGATGCGCCAGTCAATATGAGTCAAAATCGTAAGTCAGGCGTGCAATTGTCTTTTTCTAGTGGACGTGTACCTGGTTGCATGCGTATGCATATCAAGTTTGGTATTGGCCAAATTGGTGCGGGGTTTATTGGGGGTGCTGGGCCCTTTTTGAGCTTTATCAATGTTGGTACCCCATTGACTGGAACTGCCACACAAATGTTAACTTTGAATCCTTCTGATGGATTCTATTTTCCAGGTTACATTTATCAATTGGCCCGGTTATTTGCTAAGTTTTATGTTAATAAGGCGACGTTAGACATTTGTCCGCGTGTTAGTACGATAAATACTGCCGCGTGGACCATCGCCTTTAGTAAGGACATCATGTGGCCTGAAGGCCATAATGCGCTTTTTGCTACTGTTTGCCACCCTAGTGAGATTCAGCTCAAGTCACTTACCAATGCTTGTACTGAGATCGCATATCGTGACTGCAGTATCACAGCGCTTGATGTCGATAAGAAGCGTGAGTTCTTTATGGGTTACACCGACAGTTTTGATTCTGCACCGTTGTCATATGGGTCCTTTAATGCCGCAGAGTTGCGACAGTCACATCCTGGTTTATTTATGATTGCCGGTCAATTGAATGGGAGTGATCCTGCCGGCACAGTTTATTCGGATGTTTACATGACACTTGATATTGAATTGTGTGAGTTTTCCACACCGTTGGTCCAGGACATTGACCTTCGTGTTAAGAAAACTAAAGTTGGGGATGATGAAGAAAAAACCCGTAATAATGATTTTGATGATCATTTTTCCGTGGTTAGTTCAAAATCTTCATCGCGAAAATCCCGAAATGGTTAATTGTGTACAG